CGGCTGCAACATTTGGTCTTGCCTGGCAACTTTGGGCTCGAGAGAAGATCGAAGATCCCTACCGGGAAGACGAACAAGAGCAAGTAAAAGCAAACCCTGCGGCTGCGCCCTCCGTCCAAGAATTGCCGCCCGAAAGGCGGCCAATGAAACCCGCAGAGAGAGAGCTACTCAAGAAAAGCATTGGGGATCTTCCGCCCGACATTAAGAAGGCGTTCCTCGAAAAGTTCCGCAAGGAGTTCGACGTCAAGACGCCTAAGGTCTTTACCGCAATCCAGGAGATCCGACATCTCACTTGGATTCAAAACAACATGCCCGTCGTTAAGTGACCGAAAAAAAACCAACCGACAATGAAAACCTCTTCCAAGTCCGGTTGCCCCCCGAGGTAGCCGGACACCTGCGGCACTTTATGAAGAGCCGCGACTACAACGCCTCAGAGGCGATTCGCATCATCATCTCTCGATTCTTCAAAGGAAAATGACCGACTATCCCAAGGACGCCTTCACCCTGTGGGGCAACTTCAACGCAGACCGCGATAAGCCCGGTGCCTACTGGTCGATGCTCGAGATTCCCCTCTCGGAGCTCGCTTCCCTCGTTACCTGGGCGAAGAACGCCGAGCGATGCCAAAACCAGAAAGGCGAGGATTGCGTGAAGCTTCGCGGACGCCTTATGCCGAAGACGAGCGCGGCAGGCAACGAATACCTGCTGATGGCTCTTTCTGACGCAAAGCCTAAGGTTGACGACGCTCCGTTTTGATTTCTTCCCGAACTAAACAGGCGTGGCTTTAGTAGGGGGGCCGCGCCTTTTTTTATGAGCAAGCCAACGATGCAGCGTGTCCTCGAGGGTGACACCTGGGTGTGGAAAGTAGAAGTTGCCGGGATGGTCCGAACGTATAGGCAGGACTGGCAAGCGCATTGGGCTTACACCTACGCAAAAACCCTCTACGACGCCGACATTCCTCCGGCATCGAGCTCCGCGATGTGACCGACGGCCTGCTTAAGGAGCTTTGCCTGGTGCCATGATTGCCGCGTAAGCAGGACGCAAACGCTGCGGACCTTCTCTATATCTTCGCAGGATCGAATATCCCGAACGGTTGCCTCGAGGTAGAGCTCCTCCTCGAGGCTGTTCTCAATCACCATCCAGTCCATAGCGAGCTCTCGATGGATTTAACCCGCTATAGCGCGGGTATTTAATTCACGCCACGCTCGGCATCACCGTTAGGTGGTTGTTGTAGTGCCCGGTTTTCGCGTAGTTAGCAAAGGGAGAGCTAGACATCGAGTGAAACACCATCTGCCCGATTTTCATTCCGGGGAAGATACCGAGAGCGTGATGCTGCCGCTCGTTCTTTAGCTCGAGAGTAAGAGTTGAACCGTGCCAGCCAGGATCACACCAGCCAGCAAGCATGTGATTGAAGCCTGCTCGCGCCCTCGACGACTTCAAGACGAACTGGGCACTGATGTCGTCTGGAAGGTTGAAAATCTCCATTGTCTCGGCGAGGAGAAAATCGCCGGGCTGCACCATGAAGGGGTCGTCTTCTCTCTTGTCAGATATATCGAGGCGAACAAGCTCTGGGCTGTAAATGCTTTCGATCATGATCCCGTTGCCGAGACGTAGATCGAGGCTTGCGGGGTTAATTAAATCGGGATCGAAGTTCTCGACCATGCCGCCGCCACAGCGGGCTTGAATCTCCCAGTCGCAAAGAACTGCCATGCCAGAGGCGAAAAGCCAATGCTACTTACGGTGATCCGTGCTCACTCGTTTACGAGAATCACCCAGCCCGTTCCTGGCCCTTCGGACTGCCACCGCTGGTAGAAGGCCGCCTGTCTTACCCGGACGTTACGCCCTAAGTGTGGATTGCTATGCCCGCCTTTTTCCATCTCTGGGTAGCCACGAGGGTCTTGCATAATCCACTCTGGATCGCTGCTGTTTTTCCCCGCGTAACCGCTAATCACACTCCAATGGCCGCAGCCAAGCCCGTTACACATCGGTGGCTCGCCAAGGAGCATATTGCCTGCGTGGAGCCAGCCGACCAACACTGGCCGCCCGTTTTCTACCTCGAGCTCTACCAGATCAGCGTCACCATCCTTGCGGAACTCAGCCTGCAAGCCGAGACTGCGCAACGCCGCTAGCTGCGCCTCGACCGATGTCGTGTCTCCGAACTCCGCGCGAATCTCGTTGTATTCATCATCCGTCCGAACCTTCTTGTAATAGGCCGCCACCATGGCTGCGGCTGAACTGAAACACTCGCGGTAGCCGGTCCCAGTTTTGTTGTCGAGCTGCTTGAAGTAGGGCATATAAATCTGCTGGTCATATCCGCTCTCCTTCCAAGCCTGGAACCAGTCCGCATCCTCCTCCAGTAGGCCCTCTGGCACGGACTGCTCAAGCTCCTTAATCGCAGCCAACTGGTGGGGCGTACCACGGAAGAATTGGAAAAACGGCAACAGCGCAAAAGCCACGCCCGTGAGCAGCAAGGTCAGTTGGATGATGCCGGATGCCACCTACTTTTCAATACGCGTGTCAGGTAAAAGCATTTCCCGCACATGCTTCACCGCCAGGTCATCTAGGTCGTTATCAGTTCTTGCGACAATCTTCTCGAGCATCGCGACAATCAACTCTTTGAACGCCCGTGATTTCCAGGCAGTCATCAAGATCGGCTTGAGGATTAGAAGCATTTGCCGGACCTAGTTACGCTGTAACGGTAGCTCTGTTCCGCAATGGCTTCCAACCCCGAAGAGCACCACGAAAAGGAAGGCATCTCGATGGCAGATGTCGTTAAGGCTCTAGTGCTCGCTTGGAGTGCTGCGCTCTTGACTGCTTCTTATCTAGGGATTTTCCCGCAGATGAAAATGGACAACACGTTTGTGGCGTCACTACTAACAGGCGCAATGGCATCGTTCGGCATCGAGCGGAAGAATAATGGCAATGGCAATAAAAAGCCGACTATCGTCGATAACAAAGACACTAAAGCTGGCATCAAATGAATCGCTCACTCCTGGTATTGGGCATCACATTCGCGGCTGCCTTGCCTGCTCGGGCTGATTTAACGCACAAGATTCAAAGCTCAGTACAACTTGAGGTCGGTGGTGCTTCTACTCGCGCAATCCGCGTCGGCAACAGCTACAGCATCAGCGGATCTGGGGTCAGCACAACTGACGGGTCTACTGCTGGTGTTGTTGGTGGTTTGGGCGCTCACACTAACGGCGTTGGTGCGCTGACTACCGTTACCGCCTCGCAGGCGACTAGCGGAAGCGCATTCAGCTTTGCAAACAGCTATACCGTCGGTGACACTATTCCAACGTCCGCTCCAACCGTCGGCGAGGTGCCTGCTTTTGGCGATGTCACCTCAACTGCTGCTGGCACAGCAGGAACGCTTGCAGGCACAATTTCGACTGCAGGCGCTGTTACTGTCACCGCGGGTGGTGCCAATACCAGTGCGATCGGTCAAGTCATTAGCGAGTTGACAACCCGGTGAGACGGCTAATCCTTCTGCTACTGCTGCCGTCTCCGGCAGTTGCAGTCCCGGTTATTCCGAACTTCAGCCAGGGAGTCGTCTCGTCCCACACAGAGTCCAAAACCATCGTTAAGGAGTCGATCGTCTCCGAGTCCTATCGCAGCGGCTTTGAGTACACGGTTAGTGGGACGGGAGTCGAGCCAACAAGCGGCATTGTCAGCCCGCCGGTAAGCGGAAATCAGATCAACCTGTCGAGTCGCTCGAGCTGGCGACAAATAACCCCCGGTAACGCGTTTCAGTTCATCGAGACGCTCAATACGCCCGGTTTAATCGAAAAAGTCATTATCGATCGCGAGACGATTACTGAGACCGTCATCGACTCCACCAGCACGTTTAGTCAATGAGAGCGACTGCTTCTGCTCTACTGCTTAGTTTTCTCTACGCCGCTCCGGCAGCGGCACAGGTCAGCGCAACTGCCTCGCCCGTATCGAATAGCAGCGGCTCAGTCGTAAACCAGGCCGTGCAGATCACGCCAGGGCAATACATGAAGCACAGCTACGGATCGCAAATTCAATGTGATTCGGCAACGCTAAACATCTCCCCCTTTGCGTCTTCGACGCATTCTTTTGGCAATCCAGACAATCAGTATTATCAAGAGCCTGTTTATGACAACAGTGACAACTTTGGCTTAATTGACCCAGAAACAGGACTCGACGGACCGGACGGCATTCCAGATAATCCAGGCAAGGTGCTCTATTACAAGCCGCAAAGGACCGGGTATCGGCAGAACTTCAGCAACAACTTCGGGATCACAGCAACCTTCTCGATTCCACTCGACCGCGGCCCGATTGAGCTTTGTAAGCAGGCAGCAAAGAAGCAGGTCGCACTCTACGAGCAAGCTCTTGCCGACAAGCGGTTGAACTACGAGATGGGGCGACTTAAAGCTTGCGCTGAAGCCATAAAGGGCGGTTATGGGTTTGCTAAGACTTCGCCGTTTTATTCAATCTGCGCTGATGTCGTTCTCAAACCCGTCCCGACAGAACAGCACACCCACGAGATCACTTACCTAAAGCCCGCCTCAGATCGCGAATGGCTTGATTCCGGTGACGCTGAATCACCCGCCGCTGCTGTAAAGATTCAAGTTTCTCCTTTCGGCCAAGCTTCTGATTGATCTTCTTTACCACCTTCTTCGTTAAAGGCTTGGCCAGCTTTTGCAAGACTGAAGCGATTGGCTTAGCAAAGATTGCCACGGTCGTGGCAAACGCAGCCGTCAACGCAATCGAAACTGTCGGGCCCGCATCAGGGACGTAATTGTTGATTACTTGCCCGACAGGCACGGGATCCCATATCCTTACGCACTTGCCATCCTGCAGCTCATACCCAGCGAGAACCTTTGTACCTAATTTGTTAAACGATCCGATTTCTTTCGATCCAAAAGGCGGGCAAGGCGGATCTGGTGGCATTTTTGAGTTGCCGGAAGCCAAGGCCGGCGTCGCACCAAGAGGGGGCTTGGTCGGAGCTGCTACCTCCGGCCTTTTTATTGGCGCTTCAGGTGGACTAACCCACGTAAAGTCACGCGGTCTATAGTCCGGTGCTTCAAAGACAGGCACCGCTCCAGTGCAGAGCGTCACGTTGCCGCGCGGATCTTCCTCAAACGTTTCTGTCCCGTTGCCTGCGGAGATTCTTGCCCTGACGCATCCGGGCATATCGATAACCGGAAAACGTGCCGACGTAACAGGCGGTGCTGTCGGCAGGACAGGTGGCGGTATCGGACGGCCTACCGTAATTGTCGGAACGCCGATTGCGTTTACTTCAATCTCAGGAATTTCCGGCATGAAAACAGAACGGTTTACCGCTGGGTCATTATTTATCGAACGCACCCGCATGAGGGAAGGCCCTCCAGTGGTTTACATCTGCAAAAGCGGTTTCACCTCTAAGTCTTTTACCGACACTAAGCAGCTTTTGGCTTTTATCCGTTGGCCTAAATCAACGCCCACAGGCACGGCGATCAGAGAGTGGCTTGCGTCGTTTGACAAGAAACAAGATGCACCCGCGCCAAAACTGGACATGGCGAAGGTTCAGCGTGAAGGATTCGGGCCGGAAGCCCATAACGACGATCCAACCGCCAACACTAAAATGGTGACTTGATCGGCACAGCCGGGCCTGTAGTAGTCGGCAGCTCAGGGATTGCCTCATCAATCTGAGCAGGCACCATATCGGTGATCATTTGAGTCAGCTCAAGCTTTAGTTCGCTGACGTAACGCTTAGTAAGCGAGGGGATTCGGGTGTACAAGACCACCGAACCGACGACCATCCCCGCAGACATTGTGAATGCCGCAACGGACATCACGTTAAAAAGCTTTTGCATGGTGGCTTTAGGTAAAACAAAGGGCCCCCTTTCGGGAGCCCTTTGCCGACCTGTGTGAAGTCCTCTGAGTTATAGCTCAGAAGCTGTACTTCATGCCAAGCTTCGTTCCAACTGAAA